ATCACAATCTCCTTTTATGTCCATCTTTTCCCCTGCTTGAGTGCTGCTTGTGCTAATTTTCCTTTTAATTTATCAACAAAATGAATTGCTCCAACCACCTCTTTTGTCTGCTCCATCTTACTTAAAAAATACTTGATAGATTCAAAATCTTGTCCTACTTTTATATAATTAATCGTTATCGTTATTCTGCCATCGCTCATAATTATTTCCCCATCAAACTCTCGACCTTTTGAGATAAAATTCCGTGCTTTTCTCCCATAGCATAAATAGACCAACTAGCAGACAATATAGCTACGACCAAAGCAGTTATCATTCCTCCTCGGAAGATTGCCGTAATTTTTCTGCGGTCTTTAGCGTCTAACATATAATCCATTACCTTTTCTTGTTTAAACAAAAATCCTTTTTCGGGGTCTCCGTTGCCAAACATCCAAATATATATCTTGTTAATCTTATCGTCTACATTTTTTATAGTCTTTTCTAGATTACTTATTTTATTTGCGTGTATTACACAATTTACTCTTCTTTCTTTATGTTCTCCGCTCAAGTTGCCTCCCTAGATTATGTTTTTATACACAAAAAAGCCCTACGGACATAATTATCCGTAGAGCTTTAAAATTTTTATTATCGAAATAAACGGGTAACCTTTGCATAGTTCCATCTCCTAATGCTAAAGACAACCGATTAATTCTCAAACAGGACTTCCCTAGATTACCTTATAAGCAATCTAGTCGCCTCTCTATCGTTAAATCAAACGACTACTTGTTTGCTCTAATTACTATAACGACAGGCAGTTCAGTTTCTTCGCTCAACTGCCACCCTGCTGTTATAATCTTAACGCAATTTTCCTTCTTTGTCAAATGTAATGTTCCCGCAATACCTCCAAGGCCTATCTTGCCTCCATTTCCAAAGGCATCTTTAGATTTAATCTCCTCGCTTACGGAAACTCCTAAATCCTCTTTTCCACTCATATATTTTCCTCGTTATTTATGGATACTGCTTTCCACTTTCATCTATATGCTTACAAGAGATTGACGTATCTAGTAAAAATGGATATTTTTTCTTTTGAAATTTCTTAAACTTTTCCACTCCACAATTCTCAAATATCTTTTCATTCTTGACTCTATCACACCAGAATAAATCTTCTGTTCCCGTTCTTCGTTCATAAGTCATTTTTTCAGGGTCGAAAGAGGCTTCTCTTGGAGTTTCAAAAACTCTTCTGACCACTACTGGGCCATAAAGTGTATTGCAAGTATAAACTTCTGATTTATCGTACATAGTTTTCAATATAGATGAATGAATAAGAGTACATCCCATTGGAAGACCATCTACCCAAACTTTATCTTTTGGCTTCCAGTCGGTAAAACATCCATTTCCTCTTCCTCTAAAAACTAATGGCTCTGGATGACTTCCTTTACAATAATATAATCCACAGACTACGGGAATATCTCCTTTAGTCATATATTCATTTATTTTTAAATAAGTATCTGGAGGCAAGATAACATCGTGGTCGATAAAAAATAACCATTCAAAACCTTGGGACAAACAATATTCTACGCAAATATTCCTTGCGTCGGCTACCGCCCAACCCATAGGACTAAATTGGTCAAAGAATTGAAACATATCCCCGTTACTCCAATTACAAGGAACTACTTGACCGAACCTAGCCATCATCCACTCGACTCTCACTAAGCCAGTAGTAGGAACAGCTATACAAATTCTTTTCTTCCACCCTTCCCATAAATCCCTTTTAGGTCCAAACAATTTCGGTTGCATCATATTAGCCATTGAACTTTTTTTCTTGCTTTTCATTATGTAACCTCTCCTTCTTCTCGCTTAGACAATATAACTTCCATATTACCCATTTGAAAATATACGTTTCGTTCTAGCTTCCAAGGTTTAGACTTATAAACTTGATAGAGAGGTTGAGTAGGGTCAAAGTAAGTAAAAGTATTTTCGTTCATAAAATTACAATGACTAGGGTCTTGAAGCATACCACCGCTACGACCATAAGGGCAAGAAATTAAAAGTTGCCCTCCAACTTTCATTATTCTCCAAAGCTCATCCATAACGTCTAACATCCGCTTCGGGCATATATGCTCCATTAAATGACTCATTAATATAGTTCTACAGGAATTAGAAGGAATAGGATAAGGAGTATTTTCTACATTATGAAGGATATCAACACCTTCAACATTTCTTATATCCATCCCGATATATCCAGCCTGTTTAGCGAACCCACATCCAATATCTAACTGGACTCCTCCGTGCTGTTTAGACTTTTTCTTGAATAAACTTTTTACTTCTGATAAGGATTTACAAATGGTAGGAATTTTCTTTACCTTCTTTCGCAACTTCATTAAGACCTCCCTTAACAATTAAACATTTATACAATTAAAGGGAGGGTTATGTGAGCAACCCTCCCGTAAAACAAATTTATTATGAAAATCTCAACTGATATGTAGCATTTACATTTTGATTACTAGCCCATTGAGAAGTAGCATATGTAGTACCACATAAAATAGTTCCTGCTGCGGACAAGTCACATAAAGCTACATTCTGAATTGCACAACTAGCTGCTCCCAAATCTGAACCAGCAAATTGACAAGTGGACTGCATCGTCTTCGAAGCAATTACAGAATTAGAAGTTGTGACTCTTACTCCAGTTTCTCCTTCTAACCCCGTAGCCGTCACGCCCGGTGCGGTACCAGTTCCAATGGCCATATAAGCTACCTGAACGCTATTGGCTAAAGCCCCAATCAAAGCGCAGATATACCATTCAAAACCTTCATTTACAACGGTATTTCTTTTCCAACCAGAGTCACCAACAATACGACCCTTTTTATTTACTATTTGAGCCCTCACAAAGCCCTTAACATTGAGCATCTCTCCTCTTCTCATCGTCTTTCCTCCTTAGGTTAAGACACCCTGAAACTTACCAACATAATGATAGCATATGAAACTCAATATGTCAAGACAGCTTCAGAGAGCGTTTAACAGTTATTGCAAAGTTTTTTGTTGTTACTTTTTTCGCATCACTATACTGCAAGACCAATCCTCCAGCGTAATTTCCTTCATCATCGAAATCATTATTGGCTACTGTATATTTACAAGTTCCTGCTGCAGCCACTACTACTTCGCAGGTTCCGTTCAAAATATTCAAATCAGTATCAACTTGTCTAACTCTAAAATAAATAGCCTCGATACCAACAAGAGAAACAACAGTACCAGACGAGTCTTTAACAGTAAAATTTATTTCATAACCATAATCCCCAATTCTAAGTTCCATTCATCCCTCCTCTATCTCTTCATTCATCCAAAGTAACATCAACATCAAAACTATTAGTTTCTACAGTTTTAGATATAGAAGGAATCTCTACATCTATATCGAAGCTGTTAATTTCTATACTTTGGTCTTTAGACATTGTTTAATCTATCCTTATAAAAAAGATTTTAACGTGTAAAGAAGAGCAAATCCTCTTCCTATTTCCTCCACCAAATCCGAACGAGGTACTCTAAATCTATTTACTATATAATTTAATCCACCCATAAAAATTGCTAATGCTATAGCTCTGACGATAAATTCTAACCAAAATCCATTAACAATAGCGTAAGGGAAATAGGCTAGACCTATTATCAATCCGTGAAGATAAAAATTATCTTCGGGATACATCCAGTTTATTTTCTCAGAGATAAAATCCTTAATAGAATTATCGCTATCATCCCAATAGGTAGTTAATGCTCCGAACAAAAGGATAAAAGACGATATATGAACCCATAAAGGAAAACTCCAACTAAACAATAGAACCCAAAGCAAAGCAATAGACGGGCAACCTAAATCTCTAAATTTGGTATTAAATCCAGTTGCTCCACCCATTCGATAAAGAAGTCCAGAGAGAGTCGATAATAATATTGTCATTTCTTTTCATCCTTTAAATATTTTTTAACCCAAGTCTTTAAATCTCCTTTGGGTTCCCATCCTAAATTTACTCTTGCATAGGAGTTGTCAGCTAAAGTGTATTCTGCTTCCCCTTCTCTTTTGGGAATATATTCTTGATTATCTGAAACCCAATCAGCAAGGTCTTGCACACTATAATTATTTCCAGTACCAAGGTTGTATGCTTTACCATCAATTATAACAGATTCAGCAGCCTTAATCAATCCATCTACAATGTCTTGTACATAAGTAAAATCTCTTCTTTGTAATCCATTACCTACAATAGTAAGAGGAGTTTTGGCTTTTGCTTGATTAAAGAATATACCTACAACTGCTGCATATGCTCCATCAAGAAGCTGTCTTTCTCCGTAGATATTAAAAGGTCTAACTGCTATACAATTTAATTTATACATTAGATGATATTGTTTTACCATCATCTCTCCGTACATTTTTTGAAAAGCATAATGAGATGAAGGATTATATTCTAATGACTCACGCATAGGAGTATTGAAGTCAAGTTCAGTATCTCCATAAATGGAAGAAGAAGAAACAAAAATAAACTTCTCTGGCTTAACTTTTCTAGCTAACTCAAGCATATTAAAAGTTCCGACCACGTTCGTTTGGAAATATTTTTCTGGATGAGTGAAGGAGGGTAAAATTCTTGCCTTGGCTGCAACGTGAAAGATGTACTTAAATGAATACTCACTAAGTTTTCCTAGAAGCATCCCGTAATTGCTAATATCTAATCTATAAAAAAGAGCGTCTTTGTTTACGTTTTCCGTTTTCCCTGTAGACAAGTCATCTACTACAACAACCTTATAATCATTTGCGATTAATCTATCGACTAAATTACTTCCGACAAAACCAGCACCACCTGAAACCAATACTGTTTCTTTCATCATCTATTCCTTTCGTCAACATTTTTATCTTCTGGACGAGGATGATGCCCACATATACACACCTTCTTCCCGTCCTTATTAATTATAATAACAGCTTTAGATTTTCTTTTGCATATCATACATACAGACTCTTGCTCCATTATTAAAACTCCACTTTACAAACAAAACCATCTTGAAAACAAGTTAAAATATTCTCCTTTGACTCCTCTTTACATAAAAGGACACACCCGTGGAATAGGATTAAAATAGTAATTAAATATATCATTCTTCTCATTTTGCTTACTTTATTTCTTTTTTTCATTTATTCTTTCAGATATTAATTCTATATATTTTTTGTGTCTTCTTTCTGTATTAATGTGCAAGGTATCATTCAAAAATATATCTGTATATTTATACTTCAAAAGTTTATCTTTCTCTTTATAATATTTCAGACTATTTCTGCTTAAAGAAGAGTTTATAGTTATATGTCCGAGATGAAGAATTTTAGTATCAGGACAATAAGCAATCTTCCAGTCCGAATACTCTAATCTAGCTAACCAATCCTCTTCTCCTCCTATTAAAAATCTTTTATCAAAATATCCTACCTCATTAAGACATCTCCTTCTCACTAAACTGAAAGACATACCAGAGAAACCTGAAACTCCAGAAAGCCAATCATTAAAAACTACTTTAGTTTCCACAAAACCTATCTTATAGTCTAATGTATAATCCCATAACTTGTCTAGCCAATTCTTATCATCTATTTCAATATCAGAATCAATAAAAACTATCCAATCACTTGTTCCTACTCTTGCTCCTTGATTCCTTCCTTCTGACGTTCCTATATTTTTCTTATTTAAGATAAGATGACTTATTCCCGAATGATTAGAAAGCCAATCTCTCGAACCGTCTTGAGAGTTCTGGTCTACAACGATTAACTTATATGGCCCCTCCGTGTTCTCAATTATGCTGCCTATACACTTCTGAATATAGCCATCATTATCACAATTAAGTACAACTATATCTATACAATCAGCAATTTGCATTTATTTATCCTTATTCTTTAACTAAAGCTATAATCCCACAATGACCAGACTTCGCATCGAATCGACAAACATAAGTAAAAGGTAAATTCTTTTCTTTCAGATAATAAACTTCTATTACATCCTCTATTGCTCTTCTGACGTTACTGTTCCGAGTAGCATCGTGAAAAGCTATAATACCACCTGAACGAACAAGAGGTGCATAAATATCGTAATCTTCTTTTGCTCCTTGATAAGAATGTTCTCCATCAATGTAAAGAAAATCTATAGGTTCATTGTTTAACTTTTCTTTGGCTTTGACTAAAGTTTCTGGAGCTCTACTATCTCCTATAATAAAACTCACTCTACTATCATTCTCAAAATTCTTTTTAACTTCTTCCATCTTTCCAAACAAGCCTTGAGCAGCGTCATTCAAATTTATATCTATTCCTATAAGTTTCCCGTCGGGAGCAAGAAATTTTTGCCAAACCGCTGATGAAGCGCCCGTAGCTACACCTATTTCTACAATATTTTTAATGACAGGCTTATAGCCATAAAGGAACATCGTAAATAAATGAACCTCTGGAGAACCTTTCTGTCCTGTATTTAAAATTTCTTTATGACTAATCATTTAACTAACACTCCTATCCCACAAGGATTAATATGGCCAAAGAACTCCATAGACCCTTTATGCTTTACGTTATATTTAATATTACGCCAAACCTTCCAAACTATTGTACCTTCCAAAAGCTCTGGCCCTACTATATCGTGTAAGATTATAAACCCACCGTCTCTAACAAATTTACTGTAATTATTGTAGTCAGCTTCAGCATCTTTCAAGGTATGAGAAGCATCAATAAATAATATATCAATAAGTTTATCTCCAAAGGCCTCTTTAACTCCTGCAATACATCTTTCATCTTGACTCTTAAGACCTGTTACAAATTTTACGCTCTTATCGTTATAGTATTCTTGCTTTAATCCTTCCATATATCCTCTATCATCTAAATCTGTACCAACTAATATCCCATCTTTATCTAAAATATGCCTCCAAAAAACAAATGTGCCACCTCTGAATACTCCTACCTCTAGAATAGCTTTTGGATTAGGCATAGCAACTTCCAGCCAGTCCATTAAATTCTTTAACTCAAATTGATTTTGAGAAGGCCCGTGCCGACCAAATAGTTCTTTAAATTTATCCTCTGTCATTCTCTTTTAGCCTTTCCCGCTGGAGTCTCAGTTGAAGGAGTTGAAATATTCCACCTCTTATTAAAAGCAAGTCTATCCTTTTCTATCATTACTGTTCTCTGAGCACCTTCCGAACCTTGAGTAAGAGTAGAGCCCCAAACGTGGACTGCTTTACCGTCTGGAGATTTACGAAACTCCCTTCTTAACATTTTTAGCTTATGAATAAAATCTGAATCATCATACCAACACCAAAATCTTTCATCAAATAATCCAACTTCTTCGAAACACCTAGCCTTTATTATACAGAAACATATTCCTAAATCGTCCTTACTCCAAGAAAAATAAGAATAAGTTTCTCCAAAGGCTATAGCGTTATTATCCTTCTCGTAAAGATTATCGTACATAGCCTTCAATGAGTTCTTTTGCATAATAAATACATCAGAATCCATCATACAAAAATCTTGATACGCTCCAGTTTCTCTTTTAATGCGTTCTAGTATGACATTCCTCCCTTGAGCTATGCCTATATTCTTCTCCTGCCTAATATAAATATCATCAGAACCTAAAACTTTAGTTAATTCCGTTTCGGTTTCGTCTTCCGAGCCATTGTTTAAAGCAAATATTCTTATAGGCATACCCGCTCCTTTTCTCAAAAAATAAAAGAAAGAAGAAACTAGGTCTGCATTATTTCTAAATAATACCCCTACATTAAGAACTTTTTCGTCCATATTTAATCATCTCCTCAACTTCTCGCCTAACTTCTGGCTGAGTCGTTTTCATTAGTGTTTCAAAGTCTTTGTCTAAGTAGCTTTCAAACACCTTAAAATATTCCTTATGAACAGGGTCTTTGAACATTTCAGTCCACCTATCTGGAACCCTTGAATGACCAAGATGTAAGCCATTATATTCAAAAAAGCTATGAGAAGGAAGTTTGTACCCTGCCTCTTGCATCATAACGGCTAAAGCGTGTTGATTGTCAAATTTGCCTAGCTTGTCATTCCAGAAGACTGCTGGCATATGCTTACTTAAAATCCTTCTGTACTTACTCATCACTGGGCTCATCTTGCTGAAATAGGGTCTACTATAGGCAAAATGCAATCCTGTCATACGGAGGCCCCTAGAAGCAACTGGGTCAATTCCTGTTGTATTGGAGTAATCTTCCCCTTCCTTCTCGCATAAATCACGATGTCGCTCAAAAAGACTAGGAAACTCCCTAGCAATCAGAATATCAATATCCCCAATATAAATAGATTTATAATCCTCAAATTCTGGCTCATACCAGAGCCATCTCAAAGTTTTTATTATATTAACATCATTTGGATAGTCTTTGAAGACGTTAAGCTTGATTTTAAATTTAGTGTAGTCTAAACAATTTAATTGCTGCCTAACATTTTCGGGAAGAGTGTCTTGCAGCCCTATGAAAGTAAAATATTCTGGATAAGCCTTTTGAACTGACCACAGAAAGAAAGGGATATAATTATAATATCTATCTCCTGCTACATACATCATAAAGCATAGGTCTTTATTCACGATTTATCCTATCAAAATTCATAACCACCATATTAATTCTGCCGTCCTTTTCTATAGGGAACATATCTATTCCCCATAAATGCATCTTTATACCTCTATGACCTTTCTCAACAGGCAGAGATATAACAATACGGCCCTCTGGCTTACAAACTCTTTCAAGCTCCTTAAATCCAGAAGAGAAAGAATCAATATGTTCTAGAACTTCCCCACAAAAAACGGTATCAAAAGAATTATCTGGAAAAGGAAGGTTATTAACATCAGCATAATGAGCGTCTATTCCTCTTTTCCTCATCCGCTCTAATCTTATCTTAGATATTTCGCAAGCCGTTACTTCTATTCCTCTTTCCTTTAAAACTTCTACGCAATAGCCGTCTCCCGCTCCTACTTCTAAAGCTGTTTTCCCTTTCATCTGAGCCATCATCATTTCAACTCTCGCATTTTGCCATTCTTGACTTTTATAATGAGCCTCATCAAGGTCTAACTCTAGAGCAAATTGCTCGTTGACATCCTTTACATCGTAGTCAGGTCTTTTCTCCATAGAGTCCATATCCAGCCCTTCTTCTATTGCTTTGATTACTAATTTAGGTTTAAGTTCAGACATACAGCTTGGAGGAATAGAATCCCCTTTCGGACAATCTCTCCACCACATATCCGTATCCCACCAGCAATCTTTACATTGAGAAGGAGTTTCAATATTAATATTATCATCATACTTAAAAAACCCAAAAGAAGTAGGACCAAAAAGAACAATGCTTCTAGTCCTAACCGCTCTAGCTATATGAACAAGTCCTCCTTCTGTATCTATATGAAGCCTTGCTTTATTTATGAAAGCTGATGTCTGTTTAATGTTGGACTTACCTCTCATATCAATCGCACCTTCAATCTTTTCCTCTAAAGAGTTACCTAACTGAATGACCTTTAAGCCTTTACTCTTGATATGCTTTACTACATCATTCCAATAAGGAGTCACCCAACACTTTGTCTGTCTAGCAAAATCAGAGCCATTATGAACTGTTATGTAAACATCATTTTCAAGAAGAGCCAACATATCATAATCTTTTTTCTCTATCTTAACGAACATATCATCAGGACTGCCCTTGAGCATAGCTGTTTTCAGCCCTAGGTCATAAGTGTTAATCTTTTCTTTGGAATAAATGCTATTATTTTTGAAAGGGAATGATGCGAATTCATCTCGGTAAGGTGCTAATAGTTTTTCGTTCTCTGCTATTTCTTCTTCGTGACCTTCTGGCCCTCTAAATATAACTTTCGTCATATACCTTGAATCATAAACGATATCAAAATCTTGAGTTAAAATATAATCTAATAGGCTTTCCCAAACTTTATTCCCGGCCATTACAACTCTATCAACGTCCTTGTTCCCTTCTAATATTTCAGAAGAAGCAAGGTCCCTGATAAATAAAGTAGTATGACATTCTGGATATTTTCGTTTAATAGCTGAAGACTGTCCTGCTAAGACGAGCGTATCGCCTATTCCTCCAAGTCTTATCAAAGCAATTTTTAAAGTATTCGGGTCAGGAACAAGGGAGGGAGTAGGTTTTAAAGACTTTTTTTCTACTATGGCTTTTTCTTCGTCATCGGAAACTTCGTTCGCAACCTTTTGGGAGTGAACTAGATAATAAGCTATTTTTTGGTCAACATCGTAAATCTTCCCCGCATCAAACTTACTATCTCCGCAACCGTAATGACCGAACTCTTGTTTAAGTATTATCTTCGGCATTTTATCGACCTCTTCTTAAAAGTTACTAAAAGAAAAGAGGGCAGGGTCTTGTCGTATAAGTCTGCCCTCTTTAATTCACATCCTACTTACGCACTATGTTTAACGTTTGTTACCTTAACTGCTGCGTTCTCTTCCTCTAATTTGAAATCTAGACGCATAGTAATAGTAACTTCGACTATTCTTTTTCTTGGAACTCTTTCCATCTCATACATTATATCACGATGGACACCCATAACGATATTTGCTGGGTTGATTAAAAGAGCTTTGGAACCATTGCAAGTTCCAGTTCCTTCAGTAATGCTCTCAGTAGTAATCGCTGGAGTTTTTCTTACAGGAATTCCATTATATGCAGGTTCCTTGGCTTCAATAAGATAGCGAGTGAAAGCATCGTTCACATTCTTATCAGCTAAAGCCTTTACATAATCTAGTCTTGCAAGATGACTAACATAAAATCTCATATTAGCCTCGTCCTCATCAATATACTTGCCGGGCATTAACTTCAAGGTATTAAACAAAACAGTATCCGACATCGTACCAGCTAAAGCATCATAGGTATATGTAGATATTTGCTCAAAAACACCATCTAATATATCTAGATAAGTAGTACCGCCAGATGAAACTCCATTAAGCAAAAGATTATCAAGGTCATAAGCCATTTGCTTTGAAGTTAACTGCAAAATGGTATCAAAAATACCCTTGCCTTCAATTGAATCTTCTAAAGCATCATACCCTAAATCAAGAGCCACGATTGTTTCTTGGGCATCAAGTGTAACCTTTGAAGTCGTTGGCTTTGAAGTCGTACTAGGTATAGTTCCTACAGCATTTGGTTTTTGCAATACAGCAGCGCCGTAAGTCATTTTATCTATCTGCCTTTTATTAGCTTTCATAGGAACTCTGCGACATTCCTTTATGATAACCGTTCTATCAATGGCTCCCTGAACAAACTTTGCAGCTTGGTCTGGTAAAAGTAAACCGCCATTTGCTAAATCAGTATCGGTAAAAGCCTTATTTATGATTTGGTCTATCGTGTGTTTCATTTGTGCTTCCTCCTTCTGTAAATTAAAATTTAAAAAACATTGTGTAAACAGAAGAACGGAATTACCCGTTTACTTCAGCAAAAATTTCCTGTTAAGGGCGCTTAAGTGTTTACCCTATTTCTTCTCTCCTTTTCCAGTAATAGCATCTCCAAAAACATCTCCATCATCGGTCTTTTTTTCTAAATCTGCTTCAAGAGATGTTTTAAGTCCAAACTTTTTAGATATAACTTCTGTCATCTTTGTAAAGGCTTCTACCCCTTTTTCAATTTTGACAAGACGAGCTTCACTATCTTCTTTTGCTTTTTTCTCTACTGCTACTGCATCTTCTGCAGCCTTTTCAGCATCAATCTCGACTTTCTTCTCTGCTCCGATGATATCAGCTTCAGATGAATCTTCGCTTAAACCAAGAGTCTTTGCTCTTTTAATTAAGTCTTCTTTCTTGATTTCTGCATTTTTGGTTACTTCTGATGCATCTTTTTCTGCTTTCCTCTTCTCCGTAAAAATACCTAACTCTTCCTCATTAAGTAACATACCTTTTGACTTAAGAGCTTCGGCTATGGATAGGACTGTTTCAGAAAGTTTTTCAAATTGTTTTACTAATTCACTTAACTCCATATTAGGTTCCTCCTTCTTAGACTTTTCATTATAGCGGATTTGAGTTTCTTCCACCATATCGTTTAATACTAGAATTGCTTCTTTAATTTTCCCTAGTCTGGCCATAGAGATTGTTCTCCCGGCCTTTTCAAAGACAGGTGCATCGCCTTCTTTTTTATTCGCTATGATTTCCAAAGCGGATGTAATTATAAACTCTTTAAACTGGCTAATTACAGCTTTTACGGTATCGTCTGGCTTATCTAACATCTGATGAGATAACACTAATGACGCTATGTTTCCACTAAAATATGAAAACACACTACAAATAGCGGTAAGTCCTAATCCCCTAGCAAAAGGTTTAACTATTTCTTCTTTGGTAAGTTTATTCGAGGTGTCCTCTGCTTTAATCTTTTTTGCTAGTTTCATAAGGAAGTTTATGATAACATTTTCAAAGTCATCAAAAGCTTCATTTATCGCTACTATCGGAGTTGACTCATCATCATAGATTGCATCAAAAACTTCATTTGCTAATGCGTCAACTGCTGCTTGTGTTCCTTTAATTACGAAGCCCGCATTAAAACCTGTAGACCAGATTCCTTTTTCGAGAATGGATGGTAATCCATTGTCATTTTCATTGTGTCTTTTATACACAAGTATTTTAGCATCAGGTACGGCAGGACGGTCAACGATTGCTATCCTATCCACCCTTGATGCGTGAAGCCTATTTTTTGCTTTGAGTTCAGTCATATTATGACTCCTCTATTGGTTCACGGATTCCAGCTATTCTCACAGAGAAAGCTTTATAATCTCCCGCAACTACTTTGTCCCAAACGTCTTGGTCGTTTATTTTAATTGCTCCAAACCAAGTACCTTTCGATAGTTTTTCCCCTTGGTAATCTAACTTATCTTTCCAAGCAATAGCCGATTCAACAATTTCAGCAGCTATTATATTTTTATGCATTTCATCTACTGTTCTATAATCTATTAAAAATCCGTGAGCAACCTTCTCTATATCTTCTGAAGAAATTACATCTCCGTCGTGGTCAGCCTTTTCAGGAACGAGAAAAACTCCATACACTATTTGTTTAGCCTTATCAACTTTGATTATTTTAATCGACTCAACAGATGAATCTTCTTTTATAACGGTTTTGGTAGTTTTATTTTCTCCGTCTTTTAAATCTTTTTCTGAATAACCCATTGTCTCTTCCTCTATATCCTCGTTCATCGTAAAAGAAGGAGAGTTAGGAACAAATTCTTCAACAGAGCCATCTTTATTAGTAGCTATGATTTTCATAAACTCTTCGACTTGGTCTACGTGTATTTCTTCTAATGATTGTTCTGTTTTGGAATGTTCTTCTACCCACGCTTTTGCGTCTTCGACTGTCCATCCTTTTGTCTTAGAGAAAAGGTAAGTTATTATTTTTTTACAAGTCACACCATAAAGAGCTTTGATTCCTTTATCCTGTGAAATAACGATGGTTCTTATTTTATGATTGGTGTGCTTTCCTTCTTCTCCCGACATAGGAACACGAATATTCTTCGTATTTTGCTCAAACATAAATTAATCCTCCATTTATCTAAAACTAACACATTATATTATATCTGTCAAGCCTATTATTTGTTAACCTGTCCAAGCATCTGCGACTGCTACTGTTTCTACTACTATTGCATCCTCATCACACCTACAATTTATTACCTCATCTGCTGGTGCTGAACTATCGTGCGGATGCATCATAGCAATGCCCATAACATCAAAAGGGTCATCAATCTTCTGCTCCTGACCATCAGTAAATGCGTGGCTCTCTCTGGTCCTATCATCAGCTAATGCAAACCATCGCTTTCCTTTTACTCCATTATTTTTATATGTAGCGTGTTGAACAGTAGAGGATGCTACTCCTGTTTCCGTTCTCGCTATTGCCATCGCTCTATTCTTATACGTCTCTTCGAATAGATATTTAATCTTTCGCTTAACTTCATACGGGCTGATTCCCTGTTCGATGTAGCTCTTAACTAAAATATTCTGAAAATCTTTAAGGGTTTTTTTGCTTATTCCTCCAGTAATTTTAGTTCCCCTAGAAGCTAGAGCTTTCAAAAGATTTTTATCTCTTAAATTAAAATTTACTTTTAACCCAAGTCTTTCCAATCCGTGAGCCCCTCCAGCAATACCTGACTTTACGGCCCAAGCCTGTAATACCTTCGTCATTTTCTTAGGCTTTACATCCTTGTCCCATCCTTTGATAAACTTATTTACCAATTTTCTTTCTTTGTCAGATACCTTCTCCAATACTTCTTCCCCCTTTGGTGGAATCACTATTATTGAAATGAGCCTCTTTTCCCAGATATCAGGATAGCTGGATTTAGACCACTTATTCAACGAAGGGGCTATACGGTTGTAAACTTTTAACGCTCCTATTTTTTCTCTTTGAAATTCTTTATAAACATCTTTCGCTTGACCATTAACTAATTTTTCATAACCTAAAGAGTAACGCCAATTCTTCTGTTCGGTTTTAGCTTTTGCTTTTTTAATGTAAGGCTTCACTCTTGCTCTAGCCTTTTTAATGTATTTATCTACTCTAGACATTTTTTAGACTCCACTTGTTCCTCCACTAAGTCCTCTGCGGTAAGAAGGGTTTCAAATGAACCGCAATCAGTCCATAAACCAACTAAAGGAGAAACGCTAAAGTTTTTTTGTTTTATATAGGAACGATTAACATCTGAAATTTCTAGCTCCCCTCTTTCACTAGGTTTTAACTCTTTAATCACTTTAAAAACTTCTGGAGTAAACATATAAATTCCTGCTAAAATTTGGCTACTAGGCGGTACTACAGGCTTTTCGATTATATCAACTACCTCTCCATTCTCAAATTTTAAAACTCCAAACCTCTCTGGAGTAGAAGAATAGCAACTAAACAATGAAGCTCCACAATCTGAATCCTCAAAAAGTTTTACATTCTCTGCTAAGTTGTCATCAAAAACATTATCTCCAAGAACAACTAGCATCTTATCAGTACCCACAAAAGTTTCAGCTAACCCTAATGCCTCGGCTATTCCTCCAGCCTTATCTTGAATAGAATAGGTAATACTAACACCCCACCTACTACCACTACCTAAATACTTCACTACTCCCTGATAGTTTTCTCCTCCAGTAACAACGTGGATATCTGTTATTCCAGCCTCGATAATTTTTTGTAGAGGATATTCAATCATAGGCAGTCTACCTATTCTCAACAAATGCTTATTGACGGCAAGCGTCAACGGTCTTAATCTAGTCCCTTCTCCTCCTGCTAGTATTATTCCTTTCACGCTGGTCCACCTCCTCCACCTATGCTGAGCATTTCGGATTTCTTCTCTTCGATAAGACCTCTTAACAAAGATAGATAAACTCTAGCATCTTTAATCCTTTCCTCTATAGGCTCAGATAAAACTTTTTCTGTCTTGACGTAACTAGCTATACTATCTAAATGTTTCTTAAGATATACCCACAAAACTTTTTTAGGGGAAATATCTAATTCTTCGGCTAATCTTTTGAAATTATCTAACCTATCTCCTTGGGTGTATTCAATCCCCTTAGTTTTCCCAATCTTTCTTTCTTCGTTATTCATCCTATCCAATAGTTCCTCGAATACTGAAAACTCCATACGACCTCCTTTATTTAAACCACCATTGATTTTTAGCAAACCAACTAATTGTTTCTTTAAGACCTTCTTCCTTATTATAAGCTGACGCCCTCCATCCTGTTTTCTCAATCTTTGCAGTATCTATTAAATATCTACTATCGTGATATGGTCTTATGCCTTTGGTATCAATCATTTCTATTTTAGAATTTGAATTATTTTTCAACTGCTTCAAAATAAGTTTAGCGAATTGAAGATTAGTTAATTCTTCTCCTCCGCCTACATTATAAGTTCCTCTATGCTTCCCGTCGACTAGATGCCATAGAGCTGAACAATGGTCTTCGACGTGTAACCAGCATCTCTTTTGAGTGCCGGGCGAGTAAAGTGGTAACGGCTCATCTGCTAAAGCCTTTTGAACAAAAACTGGAAGTACCTTCTGAATATGTTGAAAGGAACCATAATTATTTTCACACCTAGTAATTAAATAAGGAAGTTTATACGTCTTGCCGTAAGACTTCACTAACATTTCAGCCGAGGCTTTGCACCCTGCATAAGGATTGGTAGGACTCAAACAGTCTGTTTCTCTAAACGGCTTATCTTTTGTTTCTCCATATACTTCATCAGTTGATACCTGAACAAATAGAGGTGTTTTCCAAATACGAGCTTGCTCTAATAAATTAAAAGTAGCTAAAATTGTATTGTCTATATGGGAACGTGGAGCCTTAACTGAATGGTCTACAAAAGTTTTGGCTGCGAAATGAAAAATAACATCAACACCTTCAAGTAGTTCAGAGATGTCGCTATTCAAATCTTGATTTATCAGATTGAAATTTTCATTCTCACGAACTCCATAATATCTTCTTCTGTTTTTTCTGGTACCATCAATATCCACTCCTACTATTTGACAATCTTGATGAGTTGCCAACGTGTACTTAATGAAATGACTACCAATAAAACCTAAACAGCCTGTAACTAAAATTTTCACAGTGACCTCCTACTATAATATTTTGATTAACTATTTTACTCATCCCCTTCGTCATCTTCGTCTTTTTTAGACTCATCTTTGGCTGCCTGTTCTTCTTCTTTTCTTATCCTCTCCTCTTCTTCTTTTCTTACCTTAGCTTCTTCTGGAGTCTCTCCGATTAAACCTACAGCAATAAGGCTGGAAGCTACATAAACCGCATCTCCACCTTCGTAAGCATCTAGACCTAACTTGTTTCTAACTTCATTTGGAGACATCGTACCGTTCTTGATATACCTATCGTAAATTTCGCTGTTCATATTAGCGTCATCTATATTTATATCCTCGAATCGAAGAACCCAATCTTGAATATCCATCCCTCGCTTTATTATTAACTCATTTATTATCCAAGCGAACTTTTTCTGTCTTGGATTAATAACCGAATCTAGATATATTCTATCCGTATCTTTAGAAACCGAACCACCTAACTTGCCTTCTACTACGATGCCCACTCTATAAGGTGGTACTCGATGAGCGGCTAAAATAGTATTAGTATTGTCTGCGTGGTACATTCTAAAACTTGCTTCTTTTGTATCAACGTTCAGCGCTTCAAAATGTATCTGCCCACCCTTCGGACAAGACATAGTAAGAGTTTTATGGTTAGATTCTTTAAGAGTTGTTTCAAAGAATTTTTTTATCTCTTCATCAACGCCGGGCGTAAGAGTAACGCCTTCAAGGATAACTGCATAAGCAGGTATGCCAAAATTAATAAAGAAATCAAGATTATATTCTCGCTCCTTCATCTCTCCGAACATAGCATAAACGGCAGGCAACCATTCTGGTATGCCATAATAGACGGACTTCCAAGAATATTGATTAATTGATATGACTTCGTTTGCAGCTTCTTCCATCTTTCTAACATTATTTACATAATTTCCTGTCCTGTTATTAAGTATCTTTTCTTCTCCAAAAGGTTTAAAATAAATATAATCAGTACCTACCTTTTGTATCAATTTGTCTTTATCTCTACCCCAACGCATTGTAGTAGCGTTAATATGATGAAGACCAGTTACTTCGTTCTTTGCTCCTCTTATTACTTCTATGTATCCATTCCCGCAGCCCTCATAATCCATAAAGACCTTTTCAAGCATAGCGGATAAATCTTCTTGGGGATTGACGAGAGAGAAAAAATTCATTAAGAGCTGATAATTTTTATCCTTCTCTTTGTCTTTCATCATCTCTTCATCTTCCGACTCAAGATAATATCCTATACCAATAGTGTCTTGCATCTTAACCCTAACACAAGATGAATGGATAGTATCTAAATCAATCCACTGCATCAACTGAGGAAGTTTATAAGGCGGCTCTATAATCTTAGGCCTCCAACTTGTTGATTCAACCTGTTTAGATTGGCTGTCAGAAGTCACTTCATAGTTTTTTAAAATATCTACATCTACGAGGTTGCCCTTATCCGTTATTATTACTTGTACCCCATCTTTCTCTCCTACTATATTATCTTCTTTTCCTGCTCTTGCTCTAGTCATTATGTTCCTCCTACGGTTAAAGTTCCAAAATAATTTGAATTCTCAAGTATGTTTTGCACTACCCCCGCAGCCCCATCGGCAACGTCCTTTGAATTATGAATAACTATCCCTGAAGCTAAACAAAAATTTTCTGTATCGTCAACTGTTATATCATAGACAGGAATAAATTTATTTAATTTTATCTTTTTAATAGATTTTATCCGCATAACTCTTTTCTCTTTTTAATGGCTTCCTGTAAATTATTAAAATATCCATAACTCTTTTTATTCAATATTACTCTCCACTTGTTTTTTAGGCTATGCCATACTA